CTCACTTAACGTAAGTACGACCGCGATAGGTGAAAGTGCCGTGTACGGGAGACACAGGTTGATGGACTTCACACTTGTGACCACGATATGCGCAGTGTGTGAGTTGAGCGCGGCGAGAAGCTTCTGCTTTCTCGATTTGCTTGCGGATGATATTGAGTGTATTCATTGGAAACTCCATAATGAGGTGAAATTTCCCGTTCCTTCGGTCTCTGACCTACTTGCGTCCCATCTTTCAGGGATGAACGATGTCTTTAGTGTAGCTAATGTTACCGGTTCACGGCGAACATTTACTCTTGTTTGAGTAATTGATAATCTAGCAGTGCTTTCTTAAGGTTGAACTGAATATTCTTCAGTGCAGCCTGCTCGTCTGGATGACCACCCGGCCACTTCTCTACATATTTGTCCATAGCCCTACAAAGATAATGTAAGGCGTGCCCATCTACTTCAAAGTTAAAGGTGTAATCAGACATCTGCTTTAGTGTGTTTCTGCCCAGGTTCGTCCGATTGAGGCTGCAGCAGTAATTGGTACTCTGAATGAGTAATAGTTACCGGCATCAGGTGCTGCTCGCACCAGGAGTTCTGCAACTCGATCTGCCTCTGTAGGGACCACGCTGAATTGTTGTTCGTCATGTACATATGCACAACGTGTATAGTCAATATTGTATGTAAGTCCTGAATTATTAATTAATTCTTGACTAATTACCACCCAACGCTTGCTGAGGATTGCCCCAGCTGACTGGAGTAAATAGTTGAGTGCTGCGTGCTCTGCGCGGCAGAAAATAGGACGGCCATCAAGGCCCCGAAGGCGACCGCGAGAGCGTACTTTTTGTTTAACTGCTTCAATTAATGGCTCCAAACCTGGGATTGCATCAAGGAATTTGCGACGTAGCTCCCCACCAAGCTTTTTCTTCTGTGCGTCGCTAAGCTCTGGGTGAAGACTGTGACCTAGCTTTTGGTCCCCAGCTCCATAGATGAAGGCGTACGTAATGGTCTTTACGTCTCGCCTGCTGCATTCAACACGGTCAGCGTTTTGCTGGTGTATGTCGCCGTTAATAACGACATCAGCAAATTCGCCTTCATCAAAAGGTGATAGGTAATGACCTAACGCCCTGAGCTCTAAGCCTTCTAAGTCAGCACCCACCATCACCATTCCAGGATGCGGAACAAACAGCTCACGTGCCCACGGTGCAGATACAACTTGCCCGAGGTTGGGGCCACGGTGTGCGTTACGCCCAGTCTGTGTAGCCAGTGTGCAACTGTGATGGATGCAGTTGTCCTCCTCAATGGTGTTAAACCACGAGTTAGACCCCTCAGAGAGCTGTCCTAGATGCTTCTGTAACGTCAGCAGCTTGATGAACATCTCGCACTCTTCGTGGAGCTGCTCGTTGCCTTGCTGTAGGGCAATGTCACGCATCTCAGAGAGCGTGGCTTCATCAACTTTAGGTTTACCTGTGTCAGTAACTTTGGTAAAGCGAGCACCACGGTGGTTCTGTAGAGCCCAAGCAATGTGCTGACGTGAAGTTGGATTGAACTCTGTCAGCTTTGTCATAGGTGCGCCAGAGACATACCCATTCTTTTTATCAGTACGCTTGGGTGTAAAGACTTTGCCTGGAACCCAGCGATAGCGCTGCTTGATGGTTGTTTGTATTTGTTCGACTTCCTCGTTGAGAGAGGCACGAACACGCTCAGCAGCGTCTTTATCAAAGCGGAACCCAGATGCCTCTTGTGTGGCCATAATCTGAGCCATTGTCATCTCAAGTTCTACGCAATCAATCATCGGCTACCTCTTTCTTGTTAAATCCAAATGTCTCTGATTTTTCTTCGAGCAGTTTCTCTGCTCTGAGTTTGTGCCCTAGTTTGGCAACGCTTTCCATAACCTTGAGTGCATCTTCAGTTGAAGCACCTTTTGGCATACGGTTATTAACTTCATTAAACAACGGAAAGAAAATTTCCGATGCTGCTGTCATTTCCTCAACAGTGAGGGGGTCATTTTTCTTAGGCATTAGTAAATCCGTTCTAAACAATCATTCTCGAAAACATAGTAATCAGAACCCTTTCCGTCTGTATCACCTTCCATATAGATGTCAATGTCACCGTATGTTGCGCCATTGACGATGAACATCTCATCAGCAACCGACACAACATCGACCTTTAATTTTGACGGGTCAAAGGGTTCATCAGCCGGAAGAGTAAGTTCACCACCATATCCTCCTTTCTCGGTCAAGCAGCCGACAAGGTGCTTACCTTTTTGGTTGGAGGGTAAGTGGTGAGTGTAGTTAACTTTCTCCTCATCCATCATTTCTTCAATGTCGAGCAGACAAATAGTATTCTCCTCGTCACCAGTAATAACTACACCTAGCATCTGGTCAGTGTATGCACCCCAGCCAACGCACCCATCTTCCAACTCTTGCTTGAGTGGGTCATCCCAATCAATAACTTTGTCGGCAAGTGTGTCGTTGTCAAGTTCAGCAAGCTCACCTGTCAAAGGCGTTGTCTGAAGTTCAGCTAAGTAGCAACGTCCCCAAGGATGGTCGCCACCAATCCAAATTGTGTAAGTAATCTCAGCCATAGTTGTCATTGGTAATCGTTCATTCTCCGCATCATTAGTTCATATACTTTGAGAGTTACAAGGGTGTCTTGCTCGCAGTAGTTCAGCATCTCGGGTGTATAAACATCCCAAGCAGCTTCGTGCTTGCCATAGTCACCCTTAAAGCACTTGAGGCGATAGCCCCAGGCTTCTAGGCTATGTCGTCCGTACAGCTTTTGTGGCATTCCTGTAGGACGCCTTTCATAATCACGGTCAAGAATATGGGGGTAAAACAGACGAGAGAGCACAAGAGTATCAACCACCTCTCCGTCGAAGTCGAAGTCGTATGTTTCACGTATCAGAGGAATATCGTAGCCAGCTATATTGTGACCGATTAGTACATTAGCACGGCGAAGTTGCTCAATACCTGCATCAATAGGACGGTCGTCACGGTTGTCAAACACAATCGTCTCGTCAGGATTACTTAGATCACGAGCAACAACACAATGAATACGTGAGCCTTGACGTAACAAGCCAGTACTCTCAAGGTCAAAGATTAAAGTTTGCTTCATCGTCTGCTGTTGTATATTTTGCAATGTCGAAACTGTCTGTTTCAACCGGGTTTGTCGTGTAGAGGTCTTTGTTTTGGAACTGCTCTTCACGGTCGTCATATCTTGGCGCTTGCGTATTTGTTGTGAAACGTTCATCTTCGGTTTCGTGGATAGGTTCAATAGATATACACAGTTCTCTTGCTAGCCTTGCTGCTCGTCGGAACTCATCTTTGTAATAAGCTTCCCACTCGTGAGCTAGTACAAAAATCTTTCGAACACCCATAAGGTGTAACTGAAAGACGGAAGCAGAGAAGGGGTAACGGGTGGTATAAACAACGGCACCGGATAGCGGTGTACCACGCTTTGAAGCTGTGGCTATAGCGTAGGTTACACAGTCAATCTCAACTTTGCAATGAGCGAGTATGCTGCGTCCATCACCCACGATTTCACGGTCGCGTACTACAACGCAACCACCTGGCGCTAACGGATGAGTTGAGCCTTTACAGACTTGCTTAGCAATATCCATAAAGTAGTTGTCTTTATTTGCAAGGTAAGTCGGGTCTCCTTCTACAATTGGCATCTCACATATTGATATTTTCTTTCCTATATTAAGTAGTGAAGCCGATAGATGCGACTACATATGGACTACGAAAAGTTTAGAAAAGAACTCGATCAAATGCGTAAGGACGAACTCGCAGACAAGAAGTTTGAATGCGACGTTCTACAATTCAACGCACCCATTCGCTCTGATAGGGTTAACAGTCCTAGTCATTACACGAACGGTAAGGTAGAAGCTATCGAAGTAATAGAAGACGCTATTCAAGGTGCTAACAGCATTACTACAGGAATGCTGCAAGCGCAAGTGCTGAAATATTTGCTGCGTCTTTGGTATAAAGATGACCCTGCAGAGGACGCAAAGAAAGCACAGTGGTACCTCAGCCGCCTGGTAGACAAGCTGGAAGAGGAATTCAAAGGAACTGAGTGGTAATCAGCAACGTCTAAAGAACAAGAAGTAATCTCTAATCTCAAGCGCCTCGTGATCCATGAGGTGCTTTTTTAATTGTTGATAGACGCGCTCGTTACTGTAAAGTGTGTGGTAAAAGTACAAAGATATTCCCTCGCTAAGTTCAGGCTCACGTGGATCGTACCAAAGGTAAGGCATAAGACATTCCCATGGTTCAAGTCCTTGAGAAACCCAGCTATTAAGCTCTTCAATTCGCTGGGCAGTCTTCACAATATGTGCTTCGTGTGCTTTAGTTTGCGGTAAGCAGACAAGCTGATTGTGCTGTAGCAAGGCGTGCTTCCACATAAGTGAGCCATCTCTCTGTATCAACCTGCAAGGATGTACGCTAGAACCTGACGGCAGGTTATACAGATGTTCTGATGCGAGGTGCTTAGACATTAGACCGCACCCTTATTGTCTTGATAGTACTCAAGGTCTTTTGCCCAGTTATCACCTGCAAACTCGTTAAAGCACATACGTCCAATATCACGGAAGGTGTTATAGAACAACGTAACTTTGTCGATATTCTGCATCGCCTGATCTAGAGGTGGACCGTAGACAATAATGTTCCACGTTGAAGGTGCTACTGGCTCAAAGCCATTTGATGTAGCACGCAGCTGTTTCACACGTTTGAATGGAATGCAGAATGGGTAATCAAAAATAGCAGGTGCTGCTCTTAATAGTTCAGAAGCACTGGTAAAAAAGATGAAGCTATCAATATAGTTATTGCGATACTCAGAAATAGTCTTATTAAACCAAATACGATTATTTCTTACAGCCCCTTTAGGTGATACAAAAACATTACCGTGCCAATGCTCTTGCAGTGGATTAACCTCGATAGAGGGGACAGTAGTCGCATCTACAAGTACTTGCTGTACTGGGTCAGAAGTTGGGTCGAAATCAATGCTTCCCATCACCTGCCTAGCACGCTCAATGATTTGAGGTGTTGGATACAGCGGCAGCTTCAGACCTTGAGCTTTAAGTTTATCCGCTAAATTCTGCTGCGATCGCTCGGAGGCTTTCTTGGCTCCCACCTGCTTCGACAGTAAATGTTCTTGTTCCAGCATCACTAATCAATGTAATTAATACGTTTTTTGACCAGTCATTCTCATTAACTTCAGCGATCAATTTACGCAGGAACTCGACCACTTCACTATCTTCTTCTCGCTCTGCGACGACGATGTCTCTCTCGATATCGTGCCCGCTCATGAAGGTAGATGAGTCGTTCTGTAGGTTGATGATTAACGACCCTGCGCCGTGGCGCTGGACACCGTTCATCGCTACACCGATCAAGTCGGTAAGGATAAGCTCTGCTGTTGCAACCAAGAACTTCTGTTCGTTGTCTTTCTCCTCTCCAAACTTGTCGGAACGGATTAATTGTTGCAATAAATCTGTGCGTCGTGACATAACTAAATGACTTCTTAATAAGGATAAGTAATTTAAAAATCTTTCGTGGGCTCATTGTCATCTTCTCCGTGGTCAATTGGTTCACGGTACAGACCTGGATCTTCAGGTGAGATCTGAGTTGTATGCCTACCCTTTAATAGGTCAGTCATTACAGCTTCAAACCGCTCACCAAAGTCAGTATCAGGATTAAGAAGTAAGTCTTCACGAGCATCGATTTCAATGCTTTCGTCAATCTTAGCTTGTTCTTTCATAGCTTCTTCAACAATGTACTCAGCAA